GTAAGCTTTATCAAATGCAAAATTAGCTGCAATTACTAATGAAATAGCTAATGGATCAAAAACAAATATTATAACAAGTAATAACCAATTTATAATTTTATCCATAGGATAACCCGTCAAACTCGATATATACTGCAGTGGTCCCAATTCTCCAGCTACTTCGTTATTATTATTTAAACCCAATACTTGTAATTGGAATTTTTGAAGGCTATCTGATGCTATTGATCTTTTTGATTGTGCCAATTTACGATTCTCCTCCTCAATATTAATACGATTCTGCGCCATTCTAAGCTCAGTTGTAGAGATTGTCTGTCTAAATCCCCCAGATACCGAGGTGTCTCGTACTTGGATGGACGAAGCTTTTGCATTAGATAAAGTACTAATATTATTAGATATTCTTTCAATTTCTGTATCATATCGTGTTACATCATTTTTATAAAAGTCTATTTTTTGTTGAATAAAACTCTTTTGATTTTCAATAATTGATAGCTTAGAATATGTTTCTTGGTAAGCTGCACTTAAAAACCCATAGATACCCATACTAGTAATTAATACTAATATAATAGTGGCAATAGATAAATAAGTTCGTAGTGTTTTATTAATTGTATCCCAATATTGATATAAAAGTGAAGCAGTTACTAATTTAGCAAATTCTAATGAACCCGCCATTATAATAACTTCTAAAGAGGCGCCTGCAAATAGTTTACTTAGACCACTAACAGAATAGAAGGCGGCAGAAGCAGAAACGGATAAGGCAGAGAACCCAATTAGGAAGGGAAACATTCCTTGTTTTAGTTTTTTTATCATAACAATAATATAAAAAAAGGTAACGGTGAAGCAAGTTACTCCCTAAGACCTTTATGTTTATCTATACGATCTAAAATGTTATTTAAAATATCAGCTCTAATAAATCCAGACATTGATGCATTTTTTATAGCACTTATTAGTTGAAAGATTACTAAAGGCATAAGCATTGTTTCACTTAACCACCCAGCTCCTGGGATGCTTTTTTCAATGGCTAGTATTAAGGTTAACATAATAATCCAAAATAGTAGAGTTTTTAAAATTTTAATCGCCTTATAGGTTTTAAAACCCTCTCTTTTAATTCCGGCAATTATGCCAAAAAAACCGTCGGTAAATACCAAAGTAGTAATAACTAAATATTGTTCTGCGTTTTGCATTGTGAGTTCCATAAAATAAGAACATATAAATCCTAATGACATACTTGTTATTGCTATATATAAGGTTGATGTTGATTTCATTTTAAATTACGTCTTTTGATTCAATTAAGGTGTATGTAAAAGAATTACCATACAAATCTTTAGCTTTATAAGCTAAATCCATTAATTGATTAAAATCTGATTCTTTGGAAAATACCTGACAACCTGCGGACCATTTATCTATTTGAGTTGATCCATTTATTCTAGAACCTGCTTTGTGAATATTAATACCATAAATACCTTCTTTAATGTTTTCTTCTAGCATATCATATTTACCATCTTTATTATTGTCTCTATAAACTTTAACTGGTTTTTTCTGACATAAAGCTTCATATTTACCTTGATGTTTTCTAATTTCGTGAGATCCTCTATACTGGTTAGGAACTAGAATAGCTACACCATCTACATTAAGTAAGTTTTTTTCCCAATGTTGTCCTGGGTCTGTTGTAGCATCAAACTCATGATATTTCATTTCACTATTTATTGAATAAGAAACTGTTAATTTATCATCAAATTTGTTTGTTACAACCTCATTAGTATCTGAATTTCGTATTCCTATTATATTTAGGTTGTAGTCACCACCTTCGAACCATTTATGTCCTTTAGATTCTACAGCTTTTTGAATTTGTTCTCTTGTATATGACATTATTCGCTATCTTTTTTTCCAAAAATTTTACCTGCCTCAGCAATTCCAAAACTACCTAAGGTAATAAATAAAAAGGAATCATATATAAACTCTTGTATTACTAGGTCTTTACCAAAAAATCCAGTAATTATATCAGCTACTGCAAATATTACCATTATTGTAAAGGATGCAAACCCAACTACTGATTTTTCGTTAATGTCATTTTCATCTTTGAAGATATCTTTAAAAGCCATCCACCTTTTTTTTAAGTAATTCAACATAAAATAACTATATTAA